TCTATGGAGAAAAAATTTAGACTACATCCAGATATTGATGATGGGATGTTAGATAACGGTAAATTAGCTAATATTACTACCCATCAAAGAGTAGAAACATGGGCTGGAGGTCATCCAATAGGGTATGCCGTTAATAAATTACACCAATCAATATTGGATAAAACAGCTCAAAATTTTCTATTTATACGATACGAGGATTTATGTGCTAATCCAAAGCCACAACTAGATTCAATCTATAGATTTTTTGGTCTAGAACCATTTGAACATGATTACAACCACATCCCTCAAATCACAGTTGAAGACGATACAGTTCATGGAATATATGGAGATCATATTATTCGAAATACATTAGGTATGTTACCTGATGATTCTAAAGAAGTTTTAGGACAATATACCGCCGATTGGATTTACAACCAGTATAAGTGGTATTATGATACGTTCGGTTATAAAAAATAATTTATGCTATTAGTATTATTTGGACAACCCCACAGCGGTAAGTCGACTTTAGCGAAAAAAATCTCAGCCGACCATTATATCGACGGAGATGATCTTAGAAGTATTTTTGTAAACACAGACTACAGTAGGGAGGGTAGGATAAAGAATCTTAACCGAGCCAGTGATATTGCTGTGTATTTAGATAAGAAAGGGTATGACGTAGTTTTATCTTTAGTATACCCTATTAAAGAAGCTAGAGAATATCTCAACAATCTTTCAAAAGAAGTGTTTTGGGTTTACCTAACCTACGAAGGAGAGAGAGGAAGAGAAAATTATCATGTAAAAGATTTTGAATTTCCAACAGAAGAGCGTATATTGTCATTAGATACGTCTAAGGTTGATGTAGATGAATGTATTAAATCAATTAAAAGGTATATAGATGAAAAATCACTTAGTTAAAGCAGCAAGCAAGTCAGGAAGGTATGCAATGTTTATCGGAAGATGGCAACCCTGGCATCCAGGACATCAATGGCTAATTGATCAAGCTCTTGATGAGGGAAAAGATGTCTTACTATGTATTAGAGATGTGGAACCAGATGAAAAGAATCCTTGGACTCCTCATCAAGTAATGTCAAATCTATTTAATGAACTTAAGAGTTTGGTCGAAGCAGGTAGAGTTAGGGTTATTATTATACCTGATATTGAATCTATTAATATTGGTAGGGGTGTTGGTTATGACATTATAGAGCATGTACCGCCTCAAGAAGTACACGATATTTCTGCTACAAAGATTCGTGAGCAAATGAAAGCAGAGGGGAAGCTATGATCGTAGATAAAAAACGACATATTGCTAAGACAGTCAGCTATCGAATCGTGAGTACTTTGATAGGCTTTGTGATTATGTGGATTGTAAGTGGAAATGTAAAAGTAGGAGCCGCTTTTGGAATAGCAGAACTAATCTACAAACCTGTTCAGTACTATCTTCACGAAAGGATTTGGTATAAGTGGATAAAGTTTGGTCTCAAGAAAGATTAGTATATGTTCTTGTAAAAAACCTCCTATTTATATATAGTAAAACCATTAACTATGATAGGTGCATTATTTTTCGTCCTCTTACTTGCAGTCGGTATTGGAGGATTAGTATTCCAGTATCAAGCTAAGAAAAAACAATCTCTACCGGAAGAAGTTGTAGAGGTTGAGGTTAGTTCGGTAGAAGTTCCAAAAGGGGAAGTAAAATCCGAAGAAAAACCTAAAATCAAAGCTGTAAAGAAAGCAGCAAAGCCTGTAGAAACTGCTACGGTAAAGCAGGCTTCAAAGTCTAAAAAATCTAAATCAAACAAATAATTAAGTTTTATGAGTGAAAAGTTGAATCAAGAAGAGTTAGAGCAATTGCAAGGTCTTCGTTCTGAAGCCAGTAATCTTGCTGCTACTCTAGGTGAATATGCTTATCAGAAAACACTTCTTGAAGCTGAATTAGACATTATTAAAGTAGGTATTAGAGATAATGCTAAAAAACAGCAAGAATTTCTTAGAACTCTTGGTGAAAAGTACGGAGATGGTGCTATTAACTTTAAGACAGGAGAAATATCTCTCAATTCACCACAGTAATATCACCTCTAGGAATTAATTAGGTTTTGCCGCCAATAACAGCTATTTATTAGTATAAACAATTTATTGACATGGCAGAAGCGCTTATCAGCCCCGGTGTTTTCTTAAGAGAAAACGACCTTTCTCAAATAACAGCAGGACCAATTACAGTAGGATCGGCTTTAATCGGCCCTACAGTGATCGGTAGGAAAGATATTCCAACACTAGTAACTTCGTATTCTCAATACAGAGCTAAGTTTGGAACTACCTTCATCTCTGGTGGAAATACTTACGAGTACATGACCTCTCAAGCTGCGTATAACTACTTTCAGCAGGGAGGTACTTCTTTATTGGTGACTAGAGTAGCTAGCGGCTCTTATGGCGCAGCTAGTTCTTCTTTTATCGCTAATAGGGTACCAGGAGCTACTCTACCAGCCTTTACACTTGAGACTTTATCTGTAGGAACAGTAATGAATAACGACGCCAATTCAAGTGGTTCAGTTACTTTAAACGGTGTACTTCCTTCTGGTTCTGCTAATAACGTTAGGTGGCAGATTGCACAAGCAGATACTGCTTCTGGATACTTCACCCTTTTAGTTAGAAGAGGTGACGACTATACTGCAAACCAAACAGTATTGGAGACTTGGTCAAACATTTCTCTCGATCCTAATCAAAATAACTACATTGAATATGTAATTGGTAACCAAACTCAACAAGTACTTACTGATGAGTCTGGTCAAAATTACCTTCAAATTACAGGTAGCTATCCTAACGCTTCAAACTACATTAGGGTTAAAGCGGTAAACTACCCAACTCCAAATTATCTTGGACCAACTGGTCAAGCACAGTCTCAATATACTGCTTCTATTCCAGTTAATGGATCCGGTTCTTACAACGGTTCATTTGGCGGTGCTACAGGACCTCTTTACGGATGTTTAAATCCAACAACTTGGATTTCTACAGCACCACTTAACATGTACGAATCAATTCCTGCTGTTACTGCTAACAGTGATGTTAACAATATTCAAGGGGTAAGGTCTTCCGATTACGATACAGCAATAAACTTGCTTGCAAATGCAGATGCATATGTATATAACGCAATTTATGCACCCGGCTTGACAAACCAAAATGCTGCCACACAGGTTAGCGCTTTGCTTTCAACAGCACAAAATCGTGGTGATGCCATTGCAGTAGTAGATATGGTTAGCTATAACCAAACAATTACCGCAGTATCTACTGGAGCTCAATCTTACGATAACTCTTATGGTGCTACTTATTGGCCATGGGTACAAATTAGGTCTACTGAAACTGGTCGTCTAAACTTCGTACCTGCTTCATTAATCGTTCCAGCAGTATATGAATACAACGATAAAGTAGCTGCTGAGTGGTTTGCACCTGCAGGTTTAACAAGAGGAGGTCTTCCGACAGTAATTCAACCAGAAAGAAGGTTGACAGTTGCTCAAAGAAACACTCTATACACTGCAAAAGTTAATCCAATTGCAATCTTCCCAGGTCAAGGCACTGTAATTTACGGACAAAAGACTTTACAATCTAAAGCTTCTGCTCTAGACCGAGTAAACGTAAGGCGTTTGTTAATCGCATTGAAGTCTTACATTGGACAAATTGCACAGACTCTTGTATTCGAACAGAACACAGCTGTAACTAGGAATAAATTTTTATCTCAAGTAAATCCTTACTTAGATTACGTACAACAGCGTCAAGGTTTATATGCCTTCCGTGTAGTAATGGATGATACTAATAATACACCAGACGTAATTGATAGAAATCTACTTGTAGGTGCTATTTACTTACAGCCAACTAGGACTGCTGAATTTATTCAACTCGATTTCAACATCTTGCCCACAGGTGTAACTTTTGGACAATAAGATAAAACAACCATTTAAATGAAAAATAATACTAAGATTAGATTGCACCTCTCAAAACAATTGTTTGAGTCTCTTGCAAAGCAAATAGTTGCTGAAAACAAAGACATGTCTGGTGGTGCTTACACAGAAGCTGTAAAAGCTCCTAAAATGAAACACGATAAGGCTCCTAAAGCTCATAAGGCTGAAGAAAAGCCGGTAAAAGAAATGGAGACTAGAGTAGCTGAAAAGAAAGGCGGAAAAAGTCTCGAAGAGTTAAAAGCTCTTAAAGCTAAAGTAGAGAGTAAGATCGAAGAGATGGAAAGCTCTGATAAGAAAAAAGGAGATGTATCAGAACTCGTAACAGGTGCTGGTACTACCGGAGCTAAACAAGCAGCAGAGCAGTTGATGGGCGCTATTTCTAGCGGAGATCCTTTCTGGACTGGTGTAGCTCTTGTAGGTGCAGTAGCTACAGGTCTTATAGCAGGTCCAAAAGTTGTAGACTCCGTTAAAGGTTACTATAAAGCATTATTCGGAAAAGATCCTAAGAAAGCAGAGAAGCTAAAAGACGCAGCAAAAGAAGCTGGAATGGATATTGCCTAATAAAAGGTTTTAATAGCATTAGCTATTTATATAAAACAAGAACAAAATGCCAGTATTAGATCCTAATGAAATAATGTTTACAGCGTTTGAACCCACAGTTCAAAATCGCTTTATCATGTACGTAGACGGTATTCCCTCTTTCATGATTAAGAGTGCTACAGCACCAAACATTAACTTGAATGAAGTGAAGCTTGATCATATTAATGTTTACCGTAAAATAAAAGGCAAGGCTGAGTGGCAGGATATGACTCTCAACCTCTATAATCCAATTTCCCCCTCTGGCCAGCAGGCTTGTATGGAGTGGATTCGTTTATCGCATGAGTCTGTAACTGGCCGTGATGGTTATTCCGATTTCTATAAGAAAGATCTTAACCTTTCTATTCTAGGACCAGTAGGAGATGTAGTGAGTGAGTGGATTATCAAAGGAGCCTTCGTTAAAACTGCAAATTTCGGTTCCTACGACTGGTCTAACCAAGATGCGATTACGATTGAACTCGGAATTGGAATGGATTACTGTATCTTGAACTACTAGTATACTATTGATTATCAATTATTTAGAGAGCCGCTTCAAAAGCGGCTTTTTTATGTTAAAAGTTGTTATTTCTATCAAAACTTCGTATCTTTAGGCATAAATAAAAGTTATGTCAATATCTACTTTCTTAATCGGATTATTAATCGTTAGTCTTTTAGCCGTCTTTATAAGAGCTTTTTGGCTTGAGTTGTTTATTATTTGGACTATACTAAGAGGATTGTTTTGGATTAGTGTAGGCGCTGTAATCTCTGCTATAATTTGGATGGTTTTTGTAGAAGACTATCAATCTGGTCCTATAGATGGATTTTGGCTTACATGGCTTTTCTTTTTTCTTTCCTATACAATCATTAGCGTAGTCGCTTTCCTAATACTTACGGATGCTTACCAGTATTTTAAAGGATTTATCCGCGATTTACTTGGAAAGTAGAGACTCTATATATTTATGTATATATAACTAATTAAGATTATGGCTGAAAAGTTTACACTCCCTACAGAAACTATTGAATTACCTTCTCAAGGTAAAGTCTACGACCTTACAAACCCTCTTTCTTCTGGTACTATTGAAATGAAGTACATGACAGCACGAGAAGAAGACATTCTAACCAATGTAAACCTATTAAAACAAGGGGTTGCTATTGAAAAGATGTTACAGTCGTTGATTAAATCTCCCATTAAATATGAAGATCTATTACTGGGAGACAGGAACGCTCTTTTAATAGCAGCTCGTATTCTAGCTTACGGTTCTTCCTATAGCTTTGAGTATTATGATGCAGAGGATGATAGAAAGGAACAGATTACTGTTGACCTGCAGACTTTAAAGAATAAAGAAGTAAGTTATTCCTTATATAAGAACAAGAATGAGTTTAGTTTTGAGTTACCGCATTCTAAAAATGTAGTTACTTTTAGACTTCTTACTATTGAAGATGAAAAAGCTATTGAAGCTGAAATAAAGGGGTTGAAAAAAGCAAACATAACTGCCGGTGAAATCACAACCAGGTTAAAAAAGCAAATTCTCTCAGTAAATGGCGATTACGAACCGAAAAACGTAAGAGATTTTGTAGACAACTACCTTATTGCTAAAGATTCTAATCCTTTGCGTACCTATATTCAGAGTATCACTCCTGATATTGATCTAACCATTAGTTTTACCCTAGCAAGTGGGAAAGAGGTAGAGGAGAGCCTCCCGCTGACGGCGGAATTTTTTTTTCCCGGGAGTTGAGTATCGTCAAGTCTTTAAAAGAGAAGTTTTCGAACTTACTTACCATGGCGGAGGCGGGTTTTCATGGTCTGAAGTCATGGATATGCCTGTGGCTGAAAGACGGCTTAATATTAAGTTTATCACCGAACATTTAGAGAAACTCCAAGAAATTCGTAATGAACGGCAAACAGTTACAGCCGATAAGCCTTTGACAGCCAAACCTGGAATTAAATCTCTGGATACTACTCCGACCTACACCTCTAAGGTAAAAAAGAAGTAAATAGCTATTTATTTGTATAATAGCTTTGTAACTTTATGTCATTAGCACAAAATCCACTCAGTCCAGAAGAAAGAGAACAAAGATCACGAGTCGAAAGACTGGAACGTGAACAACTCGCCTGGACTAATATACTTAGGTTAAGAGGTAAGATTAAAGATGCTGCTAAAGAGCAAGAAGCTTTTGATAAAGCGATAGCTAAACTACAAGGACAACAAGCACAAGAAGCTGCTCGCTATCAGGGAAAGCTAAATGTAATAAAAACTCTAGAACAGAATTTAATTGCTGCTAAGCAAAGCGGTAATCAAGCAGTTGCTAGACAGGCTAAGAATATGCTCGATCAACAGCAAGCTCAGTTAAAAAATTTATTAAAAACTGAAGGAGGTGCATTAGCTGCTAGAAAAGCTCAAGCAGAAGCAACAAGGAAAGCCCTGACTGCTGAACGGGATTTAATTAAAGATATTAATAAGCAGCGAGGAATTACTAGCAGAATTGCGGACCTTTTTAGGAGTAAGGAAGCGAGACAGAGACAAATAGACATAGCTCGTATACAAGCTGGTGGCGGAGGTAATAGAGGCGGTGGCGGCGGAGGTAGTGTAACAGGAGCTGCTGCTGCAGGAGCTGCTGCAGGTGGACCCTACGGTGCTTTAGCAGCAGGATTAGCAGCTTTTGTACAAGGAATTAAAAATACTATTGCACAGATCGGTAAAGTAATTTTTAATTTTCTTGCAGGCCCTTTACAACAAATATCAGGTTTAGTTTCCGGAGGTATTGGTGGAGGGTATGGAGTTGGTGGTGGAGCAATTTCAGGCGGCGGTGCAACAAGTATACTCGGAGGCTTTCAACAGATAGCTAGTCAAATTCCTTTTATTGGAGGATTACTAAGCGGTTTAATAGGAATTTTCAAAGGGGTAGTAGATTTAGTTTTAGGTCTTGATCAAGGTATTACTAACTTTGCCCGCAATCTCGGTATCTCTAAGACGCAAGCTAAGGGCATTAAAGAAGAATTTAGAGCTATTGCTAAAGCTAGCGATAATATAGTAGTCAACGAGACTAGGTTAATGGAGTCTCAAGTCGAATTAACAAGAGCACTCGGGGTTAGAAATCAATTTGCAGGAGATGCTCTTGAAAATAATATTAAGCTAAAAGAAGTAGCAGGTATTGAATTAGAAACTAGAAAAGCTATTGTACAGACTAGTATAATTCAAGGTAAAAGCGCTACACAGCTTACAAAAAATGTTTTAGCACAGTCTAAAGCTTTTGAATTTCAAACAGGTATTGCTTTTGAGTACAGAGAGGTATTAGGGGAGGCTTCAAAACAGGCCGGAGTATTAGGTTTAACCTTTACTAAATATCCTGAGAAACTTACTAAAGCTCTAATGACTACAAAAGCTATGGGTATTGAGCTTAAGCAGCTTGATGGAATAGCTAGTAGCTTTTTAGATTTTGAAAGTAGTATCTCCAAGGAAATAGAAGCTCAAATACTTACAGGTAGGGAACTTAATTTAACAAAAGCTCGTGAAGCTGCTTTAAATAATGATCTCGTAACTGTAGCTAAAGAAATAACATCTCAGGTTGGTAGTACTGACGAGTATTTAAGGATGAATAGAATCCAACAAGAAGCAATTGCTGAATCTGTTGGTATGACTAGAGACGGTTTAGCTGATGTTTTAAAACAGCAAGACTACTATAGAAAATTAGGGGCATCGAATTTAGAGCAAGCACAAAAAGAGTTAAGAATTTTAAAAGAGAAAGGACTTACTCAAGAAGAGATTAGTAAAAGAATTGGTGAGGATGCTTATAATTATATCACCCAGACCTCTACAGCTGAACGCCTTACTGAATTAATGAATAGAATTAAGACAGTTTTTGTTGAGTTTGTTGAGAAATCAGGTATACTAGATTTTATTACTAATCCAGATAAGATTCAAGGATTTGTAACAGGACTTATAAACAAGTTAGCAGGAGCTGTTAACATGGTAGGAGAAATCGTAGCAGGAATTGTAGAACTGGTAGCAGACGTTACAGGATTCTTTAGTGAAGATAGAGCAGCGAAACTTAGAGGACTTGCCTCTTCGGTTAGATCTGGTGCATCAGGGTTTGCAGGCGGTATAACTGCTGCTACTTCTGCTATGGGCGGAACAACTGCTCCATCAGTAGGAGCTGTATTGGAGAGAGGTACAAGAGGTGAAATAACTGCACCATCTGCCGTATATGGACCAGTACCAGCAGCTGCAGGTAATCAAACCACGACTGTTTATATGGTAATAGACGGAGAGGTAATTGCAAAACAAGTTGTCGGAAAAGTTCCAAGTATGTTTCAAACTAATCTCAAATAATTATGATTATTCTCGATCAAATAAAAACTTCAAAACTCAGTAAACAGGGACGAACTAATCCCACAGGTGTTTTCGAAGGTACCCCTGAAAATGTAGCTCTTGTCGAGAGAGGAGTTCAAGTACCGGTAACATCTCGTGCTGTACCTCCTATTCAGAATCCGATTGATATTAGTACTAACAGTGTTGCGCAACCTACGTACCTCGATTTTTTAAGATCCTCACCAGCCAAGTAATATGCCATTAATAGATTTTAAGACAAACTTAACCAGCCTCAAGTACGGACTTGATCAACCAGGCGGTGGATATAGCGGGCAACCTTATATTCAAAATCCTATTGAAGGTCCTGATACTCCCTCTGGTACGAGAAGGTATTATGAAATTAATAGAACTAGTTTAGATTTTCCAATTAGAGGTGGTGCAATATCGTCGCTAGTAAGCGGAGCTTTTTCTGCTTTTACTGCAACAGTAGATAGGGAGAGAATTCAAAAATTTTTTAAAGACGCTCCACGCGGTACTGCCTTTATTCAAAAGCAAGTAGGACTACAGCTGACTAATCCAAGAACTCAAGTACCTAATACTATTCAATTTGCAGGCGGTATATTAGGTAATGCTGTACTACCTGTTACTCAGACTTACAATCCTTTAAATACTCTAGCTCAGGTACAGGTACAGGGTACAGGAGCTCATTTTAATAGACAAGGTGTTGTTCCTACAATAACTGAAAGCCTGCAGCAAACGTACGAGTATATTGCTGGTGCGCCGCAAAATAATACTGCTAGTACAAATAGACTTCTTATTTTAAAGTCTTTGAAGTTAGGAAATCTAAGCGGCTTTGCTCCCACAAGAGGAGATATTATTAACGTCGGTGTAGCTACGGATAAGGTCGAAGAATTAGGTATTTCTACGATAAATAACCAACTATTTAACTATACAGGAGGTCCTGGATCAGTGTACGGTATTGGAAATACTAGAATTTTTAGGTACACTAATACAGAAGCTACTAACCTCTTAGATAATAGTACTACAGGTTTTACTATTGGCGGTAATCCAACACCGGTAGGTGTCTCTCGTCCATATTCTGCTATTGCTTTGACCTATCAACAACTAGCCGATCAAGATACCCGGACAACTAATCCGGTATCACCAACAGAAGCTACTATTCAAGACTTTAGACAAGATACTAATAACGGTAGTCCTGTTATTCCTTGGACAGATTACTCGATTTATAATATTGCAAGGCCTTACGACGGTATTGCAGGAGGTTTAGGAGTAGGAAATCCTGGTGAGCCTTTAAGGCAGTCTAGTTTTCTTTTTTCAAAACCAGGAGGGGTAGACTTGTTAAATAAAGTAAACCCTTTTTATTATAACGCCAATACTGAAACTCCTTGGACAGCAGGAGGAAATGATACGAAAGATATAATTAAGTTTGCTTTCGAATGCATGTCTAATGATAACCCAGACTACGCAGTAGCTTTAATTTTTAGAGCTTTTCTTGAAGGGCAGATTTCAGATAGTAACTCAGCAGAGTTTGATTCGTTTAAATATTTAGGTAGAGGTGAAACTTTTAGAACCTATCAGGGTTTTGATAGAACTATCGGGTTTGGTTTTAAGATATTTGCACAAACAAGAGAGGAGATGAGACCTCTTTACACTAAGTTAAATACTTTAATATCTCAAACATACCCAGACTACTCTCCGACATCTAAATTAATGCGAGGATCTGTTGTTAGGCTTACGATTGGTGATTATATTTACAGGATGCCTGGTTTTATCGAAAGCGTAAACGTTTCTATTGATAACAGTACTACTCCATGGGAAATCCAGTTACTAGGAGCTGCTAGTGAGTCTGATGTAGCACAGTTACCTCACATGGTTACTGTGTCTTGTACTTTTAGACCTATTATGGATCTTTTACCTTCTAGGGTAACAATGAAAAATCCCCGTACATCGTTAATAGGTAATGTAGATAAGGATACCTTTATCGGCAATATTGTAGATAAAACACCAGCACCTCAAATAACTATACCACAAGATGAAGAAATAGTAATTGTAGAAGGAGACGCAAGAATACCGGCAATACAGGTAGGGGCTAATTCTCCTGATACTACTATAAAGAAAAAAGCAGTAACAAATAAAACTAATAAGCAAATTGCAGCTAAGAAAAATGCAAAAGCTAAACAAGCTTACATTCCTAACGGACCTTCCTACGGCATTGGATTAACTAATCAACCAGGAAGAACCTCTACTCCTGCTCCATCTAACAGAAGTAATGTAAATCAGTTTAGACCACAAGGTGCTCCTGGACAGTTTGGAGGTTTTTAAAACATAAACTATGGCATCAAGATACCAAAACATACCGATAGTTAAGTTAGATGGAACAGGTAGTCTATATTATAGAAATAATATCTACCCCTCTATTGCACCTACGGATACTGATTATTACGTTATTACAACAGCAGAAGATAGACTCGATTTACTTGCATACGATTTTTATCAGGATTCTAGTTTGTGGTGGATTATAGCTTCTGCTAATGCTTTACCTGGAGATTCAATTTATCCTCCAATAGGTATGCAGTTGAGAATTCCAACAGACGTACAGAGAGTTTTAAGTTCTTACAATATAACAAATAATGGCTGAGAAGTTATCTAATGTCATAGGAGCTCCGTTTAGTAGTTACATTCTAGAACAACTCTACACTAGAGCTGCTCGTAACAGTACTACTCAAAGGAGTAATGAAGAGATTTTGTTCATAGCTAATAAAACAAGTTGGACTAGAATTATTTCATCTGTTAACATAAATGTAAGTGATTCTGGAAATACAAGACCTTTAAGTGAGTTTTATAAAACTTTAGGTCTTGGTGCTAACTACACAAAGCCTGAAGACTTAGCGAAAAACTGGGTACTTCAAGGAGGTACTTCTGTAGCTGCAGGACAAGGTATAAACCTTAGATCAGGAATAGGCCCTGACGGTGCTTACGGACTTGGTGGAATCGAAGAATTAGGTTATAGACCAATGCCAGGATTAACCTCGGTGCAAGTTGAAACAGCAGGTAGATTAGGTTCCTTAAGACAAGCTACGATTAATTTTAAAGTTTGGAATATGAATCAACTTAACATAGTTGAAGCATTATATTTCAGATTAGGATATTCTATGTTACTGGAATGGGGACATACTCAATTCTTTAATAACCCTACAGGAAACACTCCTGGTGGTAGGTTCGAAATAGCTACTAATACTTTCGGTTTAGATAATCCTTTTGCAGTAGGTATAGATAAGACAACAGTCCAGCAAAGAATTACGAAAAAGTCTAGAGAATTGAGCGGTAACTACGACGGAATGTTAGGTATTGTCTCTAACTTTAGTTGGTCTTTTAATCAGGAAGGAGGGTATGATTGTAGTGTAAAGATTGTAGGACTTGGTTCTATTATCGATACGTTAAGGATTAATCAATCTTACAAAATGCCTTCTGGGTTGATTAAAGAATTTAAAAAAGCTACTCAGTCTATTGAAGCTGAAATACAAAGAAAAGCTATTGCAGCAGAAGAAGAAAGGCTTGCTAGGGAAAGGCAAGGACAGGGATTACCTCCTTCTCCGCCTGCTGTACCAAGTAACCCTTCTCAAATTTATCAATATGTTTTTAAAAGTGATAAAGGTACCCCTACTTTAGAGACCGAAGAGTTTTTTTTAGAAACTGTTTCTTACCCTGTTTCCTATCAACCTAGTTTAACTACTACTAATAACGTTTTTGATTACTTTTATAGAGCCCAGAAAGGAGGTACTACCAATAGTGCGCCTTATGTAAAAGAGTTGAATACAAAATATACTGGATTATTTTTAAATCCTGTTCCGGGCGTTAGGTCTGACTGGCAAGTAGTTTTTGCAGAAAATTCATCGCCGGTAGCTCTTTCTGCTAACTTATTAAATCAAGCAGCTCAATTTTTTATTCAAGCAGAAAACCTAGAGTTAGATAATAATTTAGGAACAGATAATTTTGTTAAACTCTTCGATGAGACTATTAGAACTAGTAAGACTGGTAATATTGCAAGTACTGTCAATAACCTCGGTAATCTATACGTAGATCCAGACGAACCGGTTTTACCTGTTTTTTCTACAGCCGCTAATATACTAGGGGCAAACCTTACTAGAATTTTAGCTAACATTAATCTAGTAGATCCTGTAGCCTCGGGAGTAGCTCTTAGGGTGTCTTATGTAACTAGAGTAAAAAATGCACAGGGGGTAGAAGAGTTAAAGACTTTCTTTTTAGTATTAAATTACCAACCTCCTTCTTATGAATCTACCGGGGTAGGTCCTACACGTCAGCAAGTTATCAATGCTATACAGAAATGGTTTACAAGTAGCCGGAAAATAAACATTACTACTATTGAGACTTCTGTAGATGAAGACCTACTTGGAAAGACAGACTATGGATCTAATTCTAATTTAAAAAATAGGAGAGCTAATATTATTGTTCAAGGAAACTTAGCAGATGTTAAAATAGGAGAGATAATTCCTAACATAAGTGTTACCTTTAATAATACTGCTTTTATTGAAAAAGTCTTACCTCCTTCAGTTAAGAGTCAACCTGCTCTACAGGCTACTCAAGCACCTAATCTCGGAGATACTTCTGCAGCTGAAAATACTGCTTCTACTCCTCAAACAGATGCTGCATCGGGGTATGAATCAGCGTTACACGTTATGTTATCTTACGTGAAGACGTTGTCTCTAGAACAGGCAACTCTTGCAAAAAACGCTACGAAAAAAACAATTACAATAGACTTAGTTGCTGCTAGCAAAGCTTTCTACCAAGACGGAATATTAAAGAACGTTTTTAATCCAGTACCTTCGGTAGAAACTTTCAGAGCAACTCCTTTTAATTTAACCTATTACGCACAAAAAGGTTTCAATAGTAATCTACTAGCTGATGCTTTAAATACTCCGGAATTATTTGGACAAGTTGATAGCGTAGATTATAATAAGCTATGTAGAGCATACTTGACACGGTACCAGGTAAGCAATCAAGCTTCTGACCTTATTGAATATCCAGTCTACATTAGCTTAGGATATCTTCTTGCATTTATAAACAATATGTGTTTAATCTATGATTCAAAGCAGAAGGTAGGTTCCAATAATTCACCACAAGGTTCAGACAAAGCTCCGTACGTGTACGTTGACTTTAACCCAAATACAAATTTCTGTTTAACCTCTCCGCAACATTTATCTATAGATCCTAGAGTGTGTTTAATTCCTTTTCAAGGAAATAATGAAGATTACAAGGAAATTTTTCCGAGCAATATCGTTACCGGAGTACAGAATATTTTCTTACCTAGACAAGAGGATGAATTGTCTGGACAATTGCCTGAGTTTAAAACTTTAGCAGGAAATCCATATCAGGGGAAGACAATGAATATACTCCTGAATGTTGATTTTTTAATGAAAACTGCAAATAGCTTTATTAACTCTAGTTCTGATCACGCTGTTAATTTGCAGCCGTTTCTTGAATCCATTTTAGCAGAAGTAAATAAGAGCTTAGGAAATTTAAACTTATTTAGAGTTGCTTATAGAGACGATTCGAATACGTTACAAATAAAAGATGATCAGTGGGTACCAGGTGCTGCTGGAGAAGTAACTATTTTAAATAAAAATACTCCGGTTAATTCTACCACTAAACTTCGTTTAGGAGAATTACCTATTTTCGGTCTTCAAAGCTTGGTTAGAAGTTTTCAATTTAGAACAAATCTTTCTACCAAGTTAGGGAGTATGGTAGCTATTTCTGCACAAGCAGCTACAGGTTCTATTAATGCAATCGATCCTTCTTCTCTCAGTTACTTAAATGCTAACTACCAGGATAGGTTTAAACCTTATATTACCGAAGGATCAGGAGATCCAGTTTCTGGTAATGCTGCTACAAAAGCAATTGAAACAAGTCCTACAGATCAGTCGAATAACGATTTGACAGTTGCACAGCAGTTTAATACTTTGATTAAAAATATTTATTCTAATTTTGATCTTGATCTTGATAAAGTAGAAACAGCCAAAAACTACTATATTGAACGTATTTCTAAGACTAAATCAGAAGACTCTGTTACTTCAGCTGCACCCTTTATTCCTGCCGATCTTGAAATTACTATAGACGGTATCGCAGGAATATTGATAGGAAATGCCTTTACAATTCCAGAAGATAGATTACCCTTATCTCTTAAAGGAGAACCAGGAAAACCAAAAGTAGGTTTTATTGTTTCAGGATTATCTCATACTATTCAGAGCAACCAGTGGTTGACTAAGATTAGAGGGCAGATGATTAAGTTAAGAGACGTTTCTACTACAGAAGCTGTTGGAGAGGTAAATAAGAGACAGAGTGCATTAAAAGTAAAAATAGATACTGAACAAGGAAGATTCATAGTAGGGGATGGATATCCTGTAGCACAGTCTGACATTGCTTTTGCTAATCAATATACAGGCGGAACCTTGCCTGCAGTACAACTAGCAGACGGGACTTTCCAAATTGCTAGAATAGAAGGAAGCCGTTACTGGTTACAGCCCAATCCATCATATATTTCTAGACTGTCAAATGTAACTATTCCAACAAGTACAGGTGACGTTACGGTTAAAGTAAATCCAGCTTTTGCTGCCAAACTAATACCAGCTTTTGCAGAAATACGTCAACAAGGTCTTGAAAAGTATATTGTAGATGTAGCAGGAGGTTTAGCTGTTAGAAACGTAACTAATGGAACAGCTCTTTCTTTTCATGCTTGGGGCTTTGCTATTGATATAAATGCAAGTGTCTACGCATACAATGTTTCGTGGAGTACATTACCTCAGAATGATTTTAATAGAGGATTTGAAAAAGTTGCATTAATTTTGAATAAGTACGGAGTTGGCTGGTTTAAGTCAAAAGACCCGATGCACTTTTCTATTTATGAATCTACTAACTTACAGTTTTAACTATGGTCAAGTATTACCCTTCCACTAGAATAAAAACAAATCTTTATACTCGAGGAGGAGAATTTTATCTCCCTGACGGAAAATCTTATAGTGGGAGATACTACTTAACATTTGACGGAAAGACTTTTACAGGAGTTAATCCTTTATTAGGAACTAACATACCTCTAGTAAAGAGTGAGCAAGAAGAGGTCCTTACTCGTAGACCTGCTGCACGGGTAGAAGCAGTTCAATCAGTTACGCAAGGAGCTACAATAGCCACTAGTACCGAACTTAGACAGCTTGTACCTTACTACCCTGTACCTTTAGAATCAGATTATGTAAGAGGTTATTTTACAAGGTACTTTGCTAAGCAATTAACAGGTCCTGGTTACATACTTGAAATTTCAGAAAACGATTGGTCTAATTTAGAAAACGGGCTTACCGATCAGACAGTTCTTGCTTACGAAGTAACTAGTATGTTTTGGCAGTTAACAGGACCCTTAAATAATAAAAGAATATCTCAGTATCAAATTCAAGGCGGTGTTTTTGATACCAATAAAAGAGTAACAGAAGCCAAAGAAGCTACTTTTAGAGGAATTATTTCTTATATAGGAGGAGAGTATACTAAATTTGCTCGAGTAACACCGTAGAGTTGTTAGACAGAGAAATACTACTTACTTTTAGTTAAGGCTATAAATAAAAGTTATGTATTTCGTAATCGAAACTGAAGAGCAATTAAAGAGTTTATCAAAACCGGATAAATGCTTCATAGAACTTGTTTCTCTCTCCGAAGAAGCTCATCCGCTACTTACAGCCCCTTGCGTACTTTATTATAACGATTTTGAGAAGGGGTATATTTTTCCTATCGAACATTCAGAGGCATTTCCTCTTCCCTTAGAAGCAATTGTAAATTTTTTACAAAGCATTCCAAAAGTCTATCTTCTAGATAAAAAGTGGCATTCTTACTTTTTAGATCTACCTCAAGCTATAGACCTGTACTTTACTATTCTAGATGTAGATAACGAAATAAAAGAGCTTCAGTGTTATACTCCATTGCATCTTGATTTTTACAATAAATTTAAGTATGACGCAGAAGTAAATACCTTAGTTCCTATTTCCAAGCATTATGAGAGGTGTGAGTGTATGTTTGAAAAAGTAAAATGCTATGTCGGACAGGAAAAAAATACAGAATGGCAGAAAAAGTATACCGAGACCTATAAATGGGTAGAAGAACAGGGTCTGCTTACAGATCCCCGGGTTTTCAATAAGTTCTTCGAACCTGTATGGAAGAGTAGATCTATGAAAGAGAGTAGGATATACACAAGCTATAACCTTTATAACATAACCTCACGTCCTACTAATGCTTTTAACGGTATAAACTTTTTAGCTTTTAATAAAGAGAACAATTCTAGAACAGCTTTTATTCCAGAAAACGATGCTTTCGTAGAGTTTGACTTTGATGGATACCATGTTAGGTTAATTGCTAATATGTTACACCTTGAAATACCGAATAACGAATCAATTCACGTGATTTTAGGTAGGGAGTATTTTGGAAAGCAGGAATTAACAGCAGAAGAGTATCAAGAATCTAAGAAAATAACGTTTCGCCAGCTTTATAATGGAGTTGAACCTGAATACAGGACAATAGAGTTTTTTGATCATGTAGGTGATTTAGTAGAAGCGGCTTGGACTGAGTATAAAAGACGGGGGGTATTGTTGCTACCTAACGGAAGAGCTATTAAAATTGAGAATGCAACTCCGCAAAAGCTTTTTAATTACTACGTACAGTGTTTAGAAACAGTAAACAACGTAAAAAAGCTTACAGCTTTAAGAGAATTAATGGAAGGCAAAAAAAGTAAAGTAGTCTTGGTTGTCTATGATTCTATGCTCATAGACTATTCAGCAGAAGACGGAAAAGGTTTTTTAGCTCAAATTAAAGATGTTATAGAAGCGGATAATTACAAAGTAAAAGCAAAAAAAGGTCATAACTACAACTTTTAGAAGAGTTTAATCCTATTTATTATGGAATTTATCGAATTAACACAGGAACAGTTGAAAAATAAGTTATTTTGTACCTTTTCTACCAGGGATAGGTTAGAAGAAACCCTCACCACTATTAAATCTGAGTACGTTATTATGTACGATAAGATTTTCGTACTAGAATCAGAAGATTCTGAAGAATACCTGTGTACTTATAATATTGAGCTTCAAGGAAGTAGCGCTAAAGTACTTCCGAATACGATTCTCTTGCATAGAAAAAAAGAAAGTAATACTCTGTATACTATTAACAGTTTAAACTTGTTAATCAAGTCCTTGAATAAAGGAATACTTGATGTTACCTTTCGTATTGAGTGGCAGAATTACAGAAATACTGTCCTACTCTCCCAGGGTGAAGACCTGAAAAAGCTCTCTACAAAAATTCACAAGATAGTCAACATTTAGTTGCTAGAGTGAGCTTTTCTTGCTATTTTTAAGTAATAATAATCTAAAACATACAAGTTATGATGGACCTAAGTGCTATTAAAAGCAAACTGACTTCCTTGCAAACTCAAAACAAAGGAGGTCAAAAGAGAGACATGTCTCTTATTCTTTGGAAACCGACTGTAGGAAAGCATTCGGTACGTATTGTTCCAGCGATGTGGGACAAATCAAATCCTTTTAAAGAAGTTTTCGTACATTACGGTATTGGTAATCGTACTATGATTTCTTTGGTTAATTTCGGTGAAAAAGATCCTATCGTTGAATTTGCTAAGCAATTAGCTTCTTCAGGTGATAAGGAAAATTGGATGATGTCCCGTAAACTTGAACCGAAAATGCGTGTATTTACACCAGTAATTGTACGCGGAGAAGAAGAAAAAGGAGTTCGGTTGTGGGAATTCGGTAAGCAGATCTATGCTGAATTGCTTAGTCTTGCCGATGATCCTGATGTAGGGGACTACACCGACGTTATCCAAGGTCGTGACATTACTATTGAAACTACAGGACCTGAAACTAATGGTACTAGTTTTAATCAGTCAAAAGTACGTGTTCGTACTAAAACAACTCCTCTCTCTGAAGATGCTAAAGAGGTAGAAAAGTGGTTGAATACTCAACCCGAAGTATTTCCTATCTTTAAAAAGTACTCTTACGACGAGATGAAAGAATCTCTACTCTCTTGGTTGAATCCTGAAGAGACTACCGATGAGCCTGCTCCGGTTGCAGCTCCTAAAGTTGAAGCACCTGCCTCTCAGCCTGCTTCCTTTACGCTTAATGCAAAACCTAAGCAGAGTATTGATGATGAATTCGCTGAGTTGTTTAAATAATAAAAAAATATGTCTAAAGCAAACAGAGCATCGCTTAACGAAAGTGTAGCAGGTGCCTTAAAAGGTTCTTTTGATCTTGATAAGTTTATTCAGTCTAAGAACTTATCTAGTACTTCAATTAAAATGAAGGAACAAAAGTGGATACCTCTATCACCAGCTTTTCAGAATTGTTTGTCTATCCCAGGCATACCTATCGGACATATTACCTTGTTAAGAGGTCATTCCGATACAGGAAAAACTACCGCATTACTAGAAGCAGCAGTAAGTGCCCAGAAATTGGGCATCTTACCTGTCTTCATCATTACGGAGATGAAATGGAACTGGGAGCATGCTAGGCAGATGGGTGTACAGTTTGAAGATGTACCGGATGAGAATGGAGTAGTATCTGATTACAAAGGATTTTTCATTTATATTGATAGAGAGAGGTTAAATACTATTGAAGACGTTGCTGCTTTTATTGCTGATCTTCTTGATGAGCAAAAAAATGGTAGACTTCCTTACGACTTACTTTTCTTGTGGGACTCTGTAGGTTCTATTCCTAGTAGGTTGTCTGTTGAATCCAACAAAAACAACAACGAATGGAATGCAGGAGCTATGTCACAGCAATTTGGTAATTTTATTAACCAGAAAATTGTACTGTCTCGTAAACAAAGTCAGCCTCATACCAATACTATGCTTGCAGTCAATAAGGTATGGGTAGCTAAGGCAGAGAATATTATGGCTCAACCTAAAATGAAAAATAAAGGTGGCGATACAATGTACTTTGACTCTTCTTTGATTATTACGTTTGGTAATGTAACTAATTCTGGTACGAATAAAATTAAAGCTACTAAGAACGGAAAGGACGTAGAGTTTGCTAAACGTACTAAAGTTAGTTGTGATAAGAACCACGTAAACGACGTAACGTCTACAGGCAGGGTAATTATGACTGCACATGGTTTTATTGACGATACCAAGCAAGCTATCGATGCTTATAAGAAGCAATACTCTAAAGACTGGTTAAAAACTCTAGGATCTACAGACTTTGATGTAGTGATAGAAACTGATGAAGATAATAAAGATATCTTCGACGTTTCAGAGGAATAGTCCTATCTTTAGAGAAAATAAGTTATGACAAGAATTAATTTAGGAATCCCGGTTAAAGAATTAACCAATAAGCATTTAATTGCTGAACATAGGGAGTTAAAACGTATACCTAATGTAGTAGCAAAAGGTAGATGTAATCTTAAAAATATTCCCACACAATTTACTCTCGGTAAAGGTCATGTATCATTTTTTTACGACAAGCTAGGCTATCTAAGAGAACGGTACATTGATCTTTACAACGAGTGTATTACACGAGGTTTTAATGTTCAAAGCTATCTTGCTTCTTGGGACGGTGTCCCGCAAGAACTGTTAAACGGATACACGCCCACAGCTAGAGATACTGAAATAATTCGAGAAAGAATAGCTGAGAGACTAGCTAATCCTATCGCTAAACAAAAGAAGAATGGATTACAGGAAGATGTTCGAACAGATGGAAAAACAAGAACCAGTAGAGCTACACAAAAACAGTAGGGTTTTAATTGTTGATTCTTTAAATACTTTTTTACGTAGTTTCGCAGCTATTGGACATGTTAATCCAAGCGGTGCACACGTTGGTGGACTAGGAGGTTTTTTAAAATCAATCGGATCAGCTATAAGACAGTTACGTCCTACAAGAGTTATTCTTGTCTTCGACGGACAGGGAGGATCTACCAATAAAAGATACCTCTATCCAGAGTATAAAGCTAATAGACATATTACTAAAATTTCAAACTGGGATGCTTTCGATAACCAAGAAGAAGAGTCAGAGTCAATAACAGCTCAGATCGTGCGTCTGATTAGTTATCTCAAGTGTCTCCCTGTTGATTTAGTTGTTATAGATAAAATTGAAGCTGACGACGTTATTGGGTATCTTGCAAAGCAATTTAATGAGCAAGTATACATCCTATCTACCGATCAAGACTATTTACAGCTTGTAACAGACAGGGTTTCTGTTTTCTCTCCAATTAAGAGAGTAGTCTATAGTCCAGAATTAGTACTCAAGGAGTATGGTATACCGTCTCATAACTTTCTTACACATAAGATTATAGTAGGAGATAAAGGAGACAACGTACCAGGGGTGAGAGGTATTGCGGCTAAGACTTTAATTAAGCTATTTCCTACTATTGCCGGTGAAGATAAAATTACATTGAAAGACTTACTGCAGGAATGTGAAGGAAAAGATAAGAAGTATGCCGATGTTTATAATTTTAGAAAGCAACTAGAGATCAACCAAAAGTTGATGGATTTAGAGAATCCAAACATACCTGAAGCAGACAAAGAAGTATTAGATTATACTGTAGCTAACCACAATAGTGTTTTTAACCCTGATTGTTTTATTAAGCTATACAACGAAGATCAGTTAGGGAAGACTTTACTAAATCCACAGATGTGGTTGAATGAAACTTTTGCTAAACTATTGTAGTATAAGTTGAAAGATTAATAAAAATAAGCTAAATTAAGTTATGAGTGTTTTGAATCAACTGAACCAGTACGGGGTAAGCTTTCAGATTAAGGTGTTATCGAGCTTGTTAAAGCATAAAGAGTTCTTACAAGGTATTTACGATATCTTAGAGGAGGATTACTTTGATAATCCTGCCCATAAATGGATTGTAGAGGAGATGCTTAAGTACTACTACAAGTATCACACCACACCGACTCTTGATGTACTGCAGGTAGAAGTTAAAAAGATCGATAACGAAGTATTAAAAGTATCCGTTATTGAACAACTTAAAGAAGCCTACAAAGCCTCTAACGAAGATAGAGATTTCGTAGAACAAGAATTTGCTAACTTTTGTAAGAATCAGCAACTTAAGAAAGCTCTCCTCTCTTCTGTAGAACTCCTTGAAAAAGGTCAATACGATGATATTCGGTACCTTATCGATACTGCACTTAAAGCAGGATCTGATAAAAATATCGGACACGAGTACGAAAAAGATACTGAAACTCGTTATAGATTAGAAGAAAGAGGTCCAATTGCAACGCCATGGGAACATATCAACGAACTACTACAAGGAGGATTAGGTGCAGGTGATTTAGGTATTGTATTTGGTAATCCAGGCGGGGGTAAGAGTTGGATGTTAACAGCTCTAGGAGCTATGGCAGTATCGGCCGGTCATACTGTTTGCCATTACACTCTTGAACTATCAGAATCCTATGTAGGTAAGAGGTACGACGCTGTATTCACAGGTATTCGTATACAAGACTTGGGGTTGCATAGAGCCGAAGTAGATGCTGCTATCAATAAGCTTCCCGGCAAGCTGATTATTAAAGAGTTTGCAATGGGTAAAGCATCTATATCTACTATTGAAAGTCATATTCAAAAGACTGTAGATCTTGGACATAAGCCTGCTCTCATTATTATTGACTATGTAGATTTACTTAAGTCTAAGAGAAAGTCTATAGACAGAAAAGATGAAATTGATGATATCTATATATCTACTAAGGCCTTAGCTAGAGAACTAAAAATACCTGTCTGGACTGTATCACAGGTTAATAGAGCTGGTGCAAAAGATGATATAATTGAAGGAGATAAAGCAGCAGGTTCTTACAGTAAAATTATGATTGCCGATTTCGCTATGTCTCTTTCAAGGAAAAGATTGGATAAAGTCAATGGAACCGGTAGAGGTCATATTATGAAAAATAGGTATGGCGGTGATGGAATGACTTATCCTATGAAAATCAATGCAGAAAATGGTAATATTGAGATTGAAGCACGTGAGATCGGAGAAGACGAACTAACACCAGAAGGATCAGGAAACTCAGGAAAAACACCTGTCACTGGATTTAGTGCAGAAGAACGAAATTATCTACAACAAAAGTTCTTTGAATTAGGAAAATAACCTATTTATTACTATAAAACTGCCTTAATATGAGTCTTATTACACTTTACGACGAGAAAAAATCAGCCTTTGGCCCACCTCCAGTACAGGATACGTATGAGCAGTTCGTTTTCAACATGGAAAGGAACGGCACAAACGATCTTGTTGAAAGGAATCAAATTGATCCAACCTTTAGACCTCCTCTTCCTGAAGATTCGTATATTTCTCAGACATTCAAGCAGAGTGTAGGAGCAAGCAGATTACTCTAATTTTTATTAAATAGGTTTTAAATTTTTCTGAAAATTTTACATTTTTAGCTGAAATAACTATCTTTAGAAGCATAGACTAAGGACAATATTAATATTATAAAAACAACAATTAAACATTTAGAGAATGGAGGTAAGTAGTAGTATTCTTTCGGATTTAACAGTATACATGAAGTATGCGAAATTTAACCCTGAAAAAGAGAGGAGAGAAAGCTGGGAGGAACTAGTGGATAGGAATAAAGATATGCACTTAAAGAAATTTCCGCAGTTGACTCAAGAGATTGAAGAAGCTTACAAGTATGTATACGAGAAGAAAGCACTTCCTTCTATGAGATCTATGCAATTTGCTGGAAAACCTATTGAGATTAGTCCTAACCGTATTTACAACTGTGCTTACCTTCCAATCGACGACTGGAGAGCTTTCGGAGAAGTAATGTTTTTGCTTCTAGGCGGAACAGGAGTAGGATATTCTGTGCAGAAACATCACGTAGATAAATTGCCGGAGATAAGAAAACCGGATTCTAAGAAGCATAGACGTTTTCTAATTGGAGATAGTATTGAAGGATGGGCCGATGCAGTAAAAGTACTGGTTAAAGCCTATTTCGAAGGAGGATCTACCCCTGTATTTGATTTTTCTGATATCCGACCAAAGGGTGCTGCGTTAATAACCTCAGGAGGAAAAGCTCCAGGTCCGCAACCTCTTAAAGAGTGCTTGCTTAAAGTACAAGGTATTTTAGATAGTAAAGAAACTGACGATAGACTAACTTCGATTGAAGTGCATGACATGGTATGTCATATTGCTGATGCTGTCCTTGCTGGAGGCATACGTAGAGCAGCTCTTATTAGTCTATTTAGTGCTGACGATGAAAATATGATTGCTGCTAAATCTGGTCATTGGTGGGAGCTCCATCCTCAACGAGGCCGTGCTAATAATTCAGCAGTACTCCTAAGGAATAAAGTAACAGAAGAGTTCTTCTACGACCTTTGGGAGAAAATTAAAGCTAGTGGAGCTGGTGAACCCGGTATTTATTTTAACAACGACAAGGATTGGGGTACTAACCCGTGCTGTGAAATTGCACTACGTCCTTTTCAATTCTGTAACCTATGTGAAGTCAATGTAAGCGATGTTGTCGATCAAGAAGACTTAGATGCAAGAGTTAAGGCCGCTACGTTTATCGGCACTCTACAAGCTTCTTACACTAGCTTTCATTACCTAAGGCCGGTATGGCAGCGTACTACCGAAAAAGATGCTCTAATCGGAGTAGGTATGACTGGAATCGGATCAGGTGCTGCACAGAAGTTAGATCTTAAACAAGCAGCAGAAGTAGTAAAACAGGAGAATGAAAGAGTAGCTAAGTTACTCGGTATTAATTCTGCTGCTAGATGTACTACTATCAAGCCTTCTGGTACCTCCTCTCTTACATTAGGTACTTCAAGCGGTATTCACGCTTGGCATAATGATTATTATATTCGAAGAGTGAGAGTAGGTAAAAACGAAGCAATTTACACCTACCTAGCAATTAATCATCCAGAACTTGTAGAAGACGATTACTTTAGAGCACACGATACTGCTATTATCTCTGTACCGCAGAAAGCTCCAAAAGATGCAATTTATAGATCAGAGTCTGCACTAGACTTATTAGAGAGAGTTAAGCATTTTTATCAGAATTGGATAAAGCCCGGACATAGGACTGGAAGCAATACTCATAATATTTCTGCTACAGTATCTATTAAAGCAGAAGAATGGGAAGAGGTAGGTAAGTGGATGTGGGAGAATAGAAAATTCTATAACGGTCTTTCAGTTTTACCTTACGATGGCGGTACCTATATTCAAGCTCCGTTTGAGGATTGTACAGAAGAGGAGTACAACGAAAAAGTAAAGAGTCTCCATAGTGTAGATCTTTCTCGAGTTGTAGAATTTGCTGACAATACAAACTTAGCAGGAGAGGCGGCTTGTGCTGGTGGAAGCTGTACAGTAGAGTCTTTTTAAAAGAGACTCTACATTATATGCTGTAGTTGGAGTTTATATTTAAAAAGGTATAGAGAATGCAACCACACTATAGAGATGGGTTCATAGAAGGAATTCACTTTGAGAATGATAAAGGGTTAATTAAATTTACCGCCCTCTTTCATATACAGAGAGGAAAGTGTTGTGGTAACGAATGCCGTCACTGTCCTTTCGAACCAGTACATAAAAGAAGTAGTGATCAAGTAGCAGAAAAATTTGCTTATTTAAAAGAAAAATCTTAAATTAAGTTATAAGTATTTTCGTTTTAATTAAAAAGATATTAAAATGTCTAAGTTTCAATCAACAAAGATTTTCGATGGCTATAGTTGTGTATTCCGTCAATGGAAAGCAGAAGGAACACATTGCCGGTTTCTTCATGGCTATGGAGTATCCTTTAGGGTATGGTTCGAAGGTGAACTAGACCAGCGTAATTGGGTTTGGGACTTCGGAGGCATGAAACGTGCTAAAAATACTATTGACGGTATGAATCCTAAAGCATGGATGGATTATATGTTTGATCATACTGTTATTATAGCAGACGATGATCCATACCTTTCTTACTTCCGTAACATGGACATAGAAGGTATAGTACAGTTAAGAGTTATTCCTGCTGTAGGAGCAGAACAATTTGCAAAGTATATTTTCAAAAAAATTAACGATTTCGTTCAAGTAGAAACCGGCGGTAGAGTGCAAGTCGTAAAAGTTGAATTCATGGAACACAGTAAAAATACCGCCATATATGCAGAATAAAAAGACTACTAAGAAAGCTGTTAGGAAAAAACTTATCGAAGAAGCAGAACAGATGCCACCTCCCTACACAGAAGGTCATTGGGAGGATGCAATGCTAGAAAATGATAGTTACTACGATATCGATATACTCGAAAATCACAATGCTCCTATCCGAGAAGAAATTAGATACTGGGAGGAAGAGTATAAGCCTTCTAGTAATATGGGAAAATGGTGGGCTAGCATTCAAATAGAGAGACTAAAGAAAAAATTAAAGCATTATAAAAAATAGTTTATGCACGAGATACTACATACTCTTGAGCACGCTCTCGGCGTCTGCGGAGACTCTCACCCTACTTTATTAGCTTTTTTGTTGGAATATCCACAAGTAAGTCATATTTTCAATTACATAAAAACATGGAGGTAAAACTATGAAGTGTCTTAAAAATTTAAAAACAGGAAATATCATCCGAGTAGATGATAAACAAGCTCACAGTATGGCAGGCAGAGAATGGCAGTACGCCTCTAAGGTAGAGTGGAAATCTGCTACACGTGTACCTACTCCTATTGTAGAAGCGGTAAAAGAGGAACTTACAGTGTCTGAAAAACAATTAAAGCGTAATAAAAAATGAGTAAAATAGATCCAAACAAATTACTAATTTCTAGTGACTTCTACTCTGTCCAAGGTGAGGGTATCTCATCAGGAGTGCCCTCTTACTTTGTTCGTTTAGGTATTTGTAACCTAACTTGCGGTATGAGTAGAGCATTCACCAATCAGTTATTAAAAGACCAAAACTTAGAAGATGGTGAAATATTCGAAGGTGATTTACATAAAGAAGGTAAAGCAACTTGGACTTGTGACTCTACTTCTCAGTGGTTATGGAGAGGTGAAGATAAAGAGTTCCAATATCTATTAGATAGATTTAAAGAAGAAGGTGTATACGATGATATTAAGGATGGTAACATTCATATTATATGGACTGGTGGTGAACCTACAATTAAAGGGCATCAAGAAGCAATTTTTAATTTTCATAAGTACTGGGAAGATGTAGACCCATCTATAGTAAGAGAAATAGGTGTAAGTAGCTATGATACTACTACTAAACCTGCATTTTATAATCAATACTATAATTTTAATGAGATAGAAACAAATGGTACTGTAGTAATTGAAGATGATTTATTTAGAATACTTGATCAAATTAACTGCTCACCTAAGTTATCCAATTCAGGTATGACTGAAAAACAACGTATTGTACCTGCTGCTATTAAGCGTATTATGGAACATAAAAATTATCAATTTAAATTCGTAATCAGCAATGAAGAAGATGTATTGGAACTTTTTAGGGACTTTGTCGTACCATTTAGCATACCTCTTAAGAATGTAGTTTGTATGCCCGGACTGGATGATGTAGCTAATTTTGAAGAGCGTACTCAATTCTGTTTGGAAATGGCTAAGAAGTATCGTTTCCGCGGTCTTACAAGATTGCATATTGCTGCTTGGAACAAAACATTAAACGTATAGTATGAGAAACTACTTTGATTACTGGTACAAACGGACTATTAAAGATGGTTTAAAAGCTATTCGCTTAGTAATAGGTCTAGGATTAGCAGTATCTTTTGGATACTCAGTAAATCTACCCATCGGTATTATGGTATTCAGTTATGTACTAGTTGATACACTTGTTGATAAAAGTTAAAAAGTATAAAATGAAAAAATTTAGTATTAGTGAGTTACTTATATTAGCAATATGCGTTGTGTGTATCTTTGTTAGTGAGTATATCTATCTATCACACGGTGACGCAACAAAAGCAATCTTTATTGGACTATGGCCTCCTACTATATTAGGATTGTTAAATTTTATCAACGCTAAAAGAGGGTAAAATGGAAAATTTAGATATAATAGTTCTTAGTACAATCTTATCTACACTTTTTATTGTGTTTGGTATAGCAGTGTATAGAGAATTCAGTAGAATGGAAAAGGAAAACTACCAGTATAATCCTAATGCAAAACGGTATGGTAGAGATGCTTTATTTTACTTAGCAGCTAGGTTATTTGCAGATGAGAAAGTTCCAAAAAAAGATAAAGAAGTAATCTATAAAGCAGTAAAAAGAACTATCGCTGATATGGAATCAGACGGTATCTATTTTCCTCAAGAAGCTAAAGAAGAACTTAGGAGACAAAGAGAAGAATTAAATTGTGAGTATAGCGGATTGCCTTCTGTTAAAGCTTATGAAATGAATTAAACATATAACATGAGTGATAAACCAAGTTATAGTGAAGTATTCTTAAATAAACTAAAAGAACAATCCTTCACAATTATTCTTCTTGTTGGTATAATGTATTATCAAAATAGTATATTTACTTCTCAAATGAGTGAGTATAAAAAGATGATACAAGAAAAAGAACAACTTATACTAAAACTTACTGAAGAGGAAAGAGAAAGATTACTGGAAAGAGAAAAGTATCTTATAGAACAGAGGGATGAATTTATCGAAATGCTTAAATATGAGTAATATGGAAAACAATCGTAGATCATTTTTTAAGGGACTAGCTACTTTCGCTAGTGGAGTGGTAGCCGCTAAAGCTGCAACTTATATTCCAAAAAAAGAAGAAAAGAAAGAGGCTGTATTCGTACCTAGTACTCTTACAATTTATCATGAAGGAAAGGAATTTCATCCCTTAGTAGTAGAGAAAACATCTTTTGATAAAGTACAGTTTGTTCCTACAAATGTAAGCCATTCCTTTGAATTACAGAGAGTTGAAACAAAACAAACAATCAGAAAAGCAAACATTTAATTTATGGATGTACCACAACAAGTAGAATACTGTGTATCATGTGGGAGCATAACACCCTACACTATTGATACCCATATTGATTTTAGAGAGGGATATATTAAAGGAGTAGGGCAATTATGTAGAATCTGCTTTCACAGTGCTCCACAAGAAAAAACACATCTTTCTATTCCTAAAAGTATAATACGTGATACACCTAATAATGCCGAATTAGGAGCAAAAGTAAGACATTTATACCATGAAAACAACAGCTGAAAGTTTTTACGAGGCAATTAAACACATAGGTGCTGGAAGTCTTTATTATTTAGTTCGTAAGAAAGGTTCGAGTACTGAATTTATTTTTGAACCTCTTATGATAGACACTACCAACAAAGACTTAACAGTAAAAATACTTCAAAGAGCTATGAACGAACCTAATTTCATAGCTTTCCCTGGAACATCAGAAGCTTATGACTTTATGAGAGAAACAGTTGCTAATTCAGAACAAAAATAGTATCTTTATAGTATGACATTTACAATAAGTTCTGAACACGTTTATATAGCTATTATTCTAATACTAATGGCTATTCAGGTATGGCAGTGGAGATTAATCTTCAAGTTTCAAAAAGAATGTGATCATATCTGGACTCAACTCGGAACTTTAGCAGCTAGTCTAGCTACACAGATTATATCTATTCAACAAGAGCTTACTAAAAAAGAAGATAAAAAAGTCGGTTAAAGAGCTAATCGATCAATAAAATAATACGCTCTATACTTTAATTATTTTTAAAATGAAAAAACAAGCAGTTTTAAGTCTCAGCGGTGGGATGGATTCTTCGTCTCTTTTGCTGCACTTGTTAGCAAATGGTTATGAAGTTACAGCACTTAGTTTTGACTATGGACAAAAACACAGAGTAGAACTCGAACGTGCTACTGAATTAGTCGAGTATATTAATTGGAACCCAGCAAGAGTATTTCACCATGATCATGCTCCTGATGGGTTTGAACAAAAATATCCGTTAGTAAAACATCAAATCATTAAGCTAGACGGATTACAGAAACTACTTAATTCAGCCTTAGTTGAAGGCGGTAAAGATGTCCCTGAAGGACATTACGAGCAGGATAACATGAAAGAAACTGTTGTACCTAACCGTAATAAAATTTTTAGTTCCTTAATTCAAGCAGTTGCTTTATCCCTAGCTACAAAGCCTATAGGTGATGATTGTACAGTAAGACAAGAGGTAAAGATTGCATTAGGTATTCATGCCGGTGATCATGCAATTTACCCTGACTGTAGACAAGAATTTAGGGATGCAGATATGGAAGCATTTAAGATCGGTAATTGGGATGCTACTTTAGTTGATTTTTATACACCTTACTTGGATACTGATAAGTTCGGTATTTTACAAGACGGAGAAAAATGCTGTGAAGTGTTGGATTTAGATTTTGACGAAGTATATAAGCGCACAAATACATCTTATAAACCAATTTGGATACCTAAAGCTCAAACATTAGATGGAGACGTAGTTCTTTATCAATCGAAAGAAGGATATTGGTTTAGTGATTATAAATCAGCAGCATCAGTAGAACGTATTGAAGCGTTTCTTAAGCTAGGTCGTCCTGATCCGGTAGATTATGCTGATGAAACTGGTCCTGTAGGTTGGGAAGTAGCAAAGTCTCATGTAGAGAATGTATTGGCTAGTCATAAAAAAGCAAACGTATGATAAAAATCAGTCACGAAATACCGAAAGCATTATTTGACCGTCATGATTCTATTTCAGACTATCCTTATGTATTAGGTCATTTGTTAAATCTAGATACAGAGTATGCTGATTTTTATAAACAAAAATTACAGACAGTAGATTATTCTATACTAGATAATTCAGCGTTTGAATTAGGTAAATCCATTCCAATGGAAGAACTGTATGAGTTGGGTAGGGAGTATAATCCTACTCATCTCGTACTTCCTGACGTAGTAAATGATCATAACCAGACCTTAGATAATGCTAAAGAGTATTTAGCTAGGTACGGTGAGGATAAGCAAAAGCTTATCGGTGTCTGTCAAGGAGATACTTTTGAGCAAATTGCTGATTGTATTGATTTTTATATGCAGAAGGATGTGGATATTATTGCACTACCTTTCGATCTAGTAAAAGATTCAGACTACATTACTGTGAGATTTAGATTTTTAAACTGGTGGTATAGTAATAGGTTTAAGTTTACAGGAAGAACTCCTAAATTTCATTTACTGGGTTGTCAGAATCCTGTAGAGTTTTCTCTCTTTAAGTATAACCAGAAACATATTTCAAGATTTATTTACTCTTTAGATACAAGTTCTCCTGTTATAAACGGGTGGATAGGTAACGAATTAGGTCCTCACGGGTTAATTGTACCGAAACCAAAAGCTAAACTTGCAGATAATCTTGATATTACCCTAACACAAGATCAAGTTGATCTTATTTATAAAAACGTAAAAACCTTTCGTCAATATGTCAATTAATAACATGTCAGAAGCCGCCGCTAGATCTCTAGGTTCGGCTAATAGCTACGCAGTTTATACAGATAAGTTTGACCCTAGTCAACTCAATCCCATGCCCCGTATTCTCGCTCGTCAAGATTGGGGTATTACTGGAAATGAATTTACAGGTTATGATACTTGGCATTGCCATGAAGCTACGTTTCTTCTTAGCAATGGATTACCTGTAGCAGGTACTTTAAAGATCGTATGTCCATCTGATTCGGAATTTATGGTAGAGTCAAAATCTTTTAAGCTCTACTTAAATACTTTCGATATGTGTAAAATGGGAGATACGATTAGTGAAGCAAGTAGAAACTACGAAAATCAAGTTAGAAAGGATATTAGCGATTGTATTAAAGCTCCAGTAAAAGTTACTTTTTTTAATTCTGGAGAAGATGAAGAATTGCAAGCAGATCCAGCACAGGGTTTTATCGATCTTTACAAGTCTATTTCCGACGAAGCATTAGCTACTATGGAAATCACTGATTATAATGCTTCAGGGAAGTATGAAATTATATTGCAGGACGGAGAAATAGGAGAAGATGCTTCTTATTTTACTAACGTGTTAAGATCTCGTTGCAGACATACTAAGCAAAAAGATACCGGTGCTGCTTACTTTCGAATTATAACTAAAGAAGGATCTGTAAGCCAAACAGAACTTTTAAAACTTGTTATTTCTCTAAGGGAAGTAAATGAATTCCATGAGTTCTGCGCTGAAAAACTCTATACTGAGATTATGTCTAACCCTTTAGTACAGGATTGCTGTGTGATGCTACTCTATGCACGCAGAGGGTCTTTGGATATTTGTCCAGTTCGAGCTAGTAGAGAGTCTTTAATTCCTGAGGCTTTGAGTTCTGCAAAATATTATACTAAAAAAGCAATGGGACAATGATAAAAGTACAAGAAGACTGGGGAGTACTAGTATCACAGACTGGATCGGAGATTATTGCGATAAGTAAAAAGATTAGGTTTCTCCCAAGTCTTCTTGTAACTAATCATCTATCTAGGATACCTCAAGATAACTTGAGATTCTTTGGAGAAAACGGTGTGACAATAAGATCGACACCCTTTAGACCTACTCTCGAAGATTATCTTATTCCAGAATTGCTAGAAAAGAAGTTAATTACCTTACACGGCTTTTTGAGAATACTACCCCCTGCTTTCTTTCAGCAATATGCCGGAGAGCTGTATAACGGTCATCCTGGACTAATCAACCACTTTCCAGAGCTTAAAGGAAAAGATCCTCAGGTTAGAGCCTGGGAAGGAAATTACGGTATAGTAGGTTCGGTAGTACATAAGGTAATAGAGGGTGTAGATGAAGGAGAAATAGTCAGGTATGCTGCTACCCCTAATACAGCTCGAAGTTTAGACGATATGTATGCCCTACTTCGAGAAACTTCTCTCGATGCCTGGGAGAGATTTTTTAAGAATAATTGGAACTTTGAATAAAAGTACTTACTTTTAAGAAAACATCTTCATGAAAATACTCATTGGCTCTCACGGAACTGGAAAGACTACATTACTAAAGGAGGTAGCTACTCGATTTCCGGATTATTATGTTACAGACGGATTCTCTAGACCCGTTTCTAAGATTGCTAAATATTTAGAGTTTTCAAACAACGAAAAGCAGTTTGTAATTAATGAACTATCTGCTTGGGCTTATCAAAACTATCTATCTCATAAAAATGTAATAAGTACCCGGAGTGTTGTAGACTGTATTATATACTCTCAAATAGTAGCTCCTGATGTAGACGTTAAAGCAATGTTAGACTTATTCCAACAAACTAAAGAGCAAGTAGAGTATTTTTTCTATATTCCTATCGAGTTTGCTTATGTAGTAGATGATGAAAGACCTGATGGTGTGTGGCAAGAGTTACAAGCTAAGATCGATAAAGTTATACAAGATTTTATCAAAGAGTATATTCCTGCAGAAAAAATTATAACTTTAACAGGAACAGTAGAAGAACGTTTAAACCAAATATCTTTATACCTATAATTTATGAGTAGAGACAAACATATTGAGATTGAAAAGTTAGAACTAGCACAAGCTGGTCATGCAAATGGTATTAGTCTTCAGTTGAAAGAAGCTATTGAGAATGGAAGTCATAAACTAAGTGATTATGACAAGCATCAGATTATCGAAGAAGCTGCACTTTACTACGGTAAGTTTCTTACTGCACTCGGTGTAGATTGGGAAAATGATCCTAATAGCTCTAATACTCCTAAGAGAGTTGCTAAGGCTTACGTAAACGATCTATGGAAAGGTAGGTACGAGCAACTAGACTCTGTTACTAGCTTTCCTGCCGACGGCTACGACGGTGTAGTTTTCGAAGGAGGTATTCCTATTACAAGCATGTGTAGTCACCACCATCAGACTATTAACGGACTATGTCATATTGCTTATGTACCTACCCTAGAAAGTAGGGTAGTAGGTCTAAGCAAGCTAAACCGTATTGTAGAGCATTTTAGTAGACGAGGTGCAATTCAAGAGCAGCTAACTGTAGCTATTCATAACGCTGTAGATAAGATCTGTGAAGGTAATATTGGTGTAGCTGTAATGATTGAAGCAACCCATAACTGCGTAAGCTGTAGAGGGGTTAAACATCAGGGTGCTAGCATGAAAACTTCTAAACTCTCAGGATGCTTCCTCGAAGAAGATGCAGCTAGAGCTGAATTTTATGAGTTTATTAAAGGGTATCCAAGAAGATGAGAGCAGAGGGATTAGGAGATACGGTTGCTAGAGTAATGAAGTTTTTCTATATTGATAGACTAGCAGAAAAGATTGCTCATATGTTGGGTTATGAAGATTGCGGCTGTACTAGAAGAAAGACTTTATTAAATAAATTATTTCCTTATAAAAAGAAAAAGAAATAGATATGTTAAATGCACAGCAAATCCTTGAAGAAGGACTTCTTAAGCTTGATGAAAGTAAAGGTAAAGTAGCTCAAGTAGGTTACGATCTAACTTTGAAAGCGGTAAATATAGTAGGAGATCCGAACAATGACGGAAACCTTGTTTACAGAACATATAAAATAGGTAAAGTTCTAAAGGATAAAACTGAGCTTACTACCTATACTCCTATTGAAACTAAAAACGTAGACGGAATAGAAGGGTGGCTCTTATATCCAGGTACATACGATATAGAATTCTGGGAAGGATGCAAGATTCCAGACAATCGTGTTGCATTTATTAAGCAGCGATCTTCTATGTGGCGTAACGGCACATTAATTAATAGTCCTGTATTTGATCCTGGTTTTCAAACAGATAACATGGGAACCATTATGCTGGTAACCGAAACGATATTTATTGAGAAGGATGCTCGTGTAGCTCAGATATATTTTCATGAATGTATCTCTGCTGAAAAATACGACGGTCAGTGGCAGAATGATAAACAAAGAAGTAGCCTATAAAATATTTAATTATGCAACCTAAAGAAAGCAAAACAAACTGGCATTTTAGAATTAGTATAATCAAGTCAGTAATTAGAATATTTGCTGGGCTAGCATTACTGTATGCAGATCAATGGTATTTTAATACTGCAGGCGGATTACTGATTGGAGCTGAAATACTAGGTATCCTAGAAGAACTTTAAATGCGATTAGACAAGTACAATAAGTTAAAGCTTAAATTTGAAATATTTAAGTTAGAGCAGAATTATTTTACCCTAGATAAAATTTTATACTATTTTTCTTTCTTAGGTAATATCTTTTTGATCTACTTCGGGTATTTCTTTGTTAAGTCTATTACTAATAGTATACCTACTCTTTTTCCATTTCAGGATATTTTTTTTACTATTTTTATAGCCCTATTTTTAACAGGTTATGAGCTAACAAAAAGATTTGCTTTAGAACAGCTATCTTTTAGCGTTTTGCAAATTAAAAAATTTACTGCGTCTATTTTTATTGGACTTGTAGTGTGTACTGTACTAGTAGCTGGAAGCTTTTACTTGTCTATTAAAGGAGCTCATAGATTAGTTAGTAACATAGAATCTATTGAAAATGTAACAGACTCGGTAGTTGCCCGTAGAGTAGATTCCGTTGCTAAGTACTACGATAAAGAAATTCAGTTTTACCGTACACAGTCGGGAGCTAGAAGGGAAGATAGACGGTACAGAGATTCTGTTGTGAATGTCTTAGAACAAACTAAACAGATTAAGGTTGAGCAGATAGAATCCAAGACACAGAATAAGTCCGCTAATAAATTAGAAGAGAATAAAGAAAACTCACAGGCATTTTTGTTTATAACTATTTTTCTAGAACTATTAATTCTAATAGGAGTAGGGTTTGATGCATACTATACTATAGGAAGTTACGAAGAGACAAAAAGATTAATGCAAACTCCTAAATTTAAACAGTTGGAATTGCATTTAAAACTTCTTAAATTGTACTATCAGAACGGTAAGAAAACTGTAGGAGATCCTACATTAGCTTTCAGTAAATTTAAAACTCTTGTAGAAGCTCAAGGTATTTACTGTAGTCAAAAAGAATTAAAAAACTTTATTACTATCTGCCAAGAATTAGATATTACTAGAGATTATAGAGCAAAGAAAAAAGAGTTTATACTCTCCTATCAACAAGCTAGAGAATTAATAGAGAATCAAGAATTAGTATGATACAACAAAAAAGTTATGTAACTGTCAACAGTAAAGAAACCTTAAAAGAACTAATTCAACATATTAGAGAAAGTGAATACATAGCTTTCGATACTGAGACCGATAGTCTGAATATGAGAAAAGGACAGATTATCGGTTTTTCTGTATCGGGAGAGATAGGTAAAGGTTTCTATATGCCTACAATGGTATGGAATGTAGAAAAAGGAAGATTAGAAGAGGTTCAGATTGAGAGTAAAGGCGCTCACGAATTAGCTAAATTTGTGATTAACCAACTTACTAGTAAAAAGCTTATCTGCCATAATGCTTCGTTTGACTTACGTTACGTAAAGAATTTCTACGGTATCAATTTACTTCCCTCCCTTCACGCAGATACTTCTCTCTTAGTACATACGGTAAAAGAAGAGGGGGCATTTGGTTACGGAACTCCTTTCGGTTTGAAATCAATCGCTATAATGGTTCAAAAAGAGATTGGATTAGACGTAGAAACTGAAGCTAACGAAGAACAGCTAGCTCTTAAGGATAGTATTAAAGCTAACGGCGGGTCTACTTCTAAAGATAATTATGAAATCTATAAAGCAGATCTAGAGATTTTATCTAGGTATGCTGCAGCTGATACTGACCTTACCTTACGTGTCTACAATCATTTTCTTAAAGTTTTAATTGAAGAAGGACTTGAAAAGTTTTTCTTTGAAGATGAAGTAATGCCAGTGTATAGGGAAGTTACTATACCGATGGAAGAGCACGGTATTAGGCTCGATATTGCTTTACTAGAAGAGACACGAGGTAAGATTACTATTGATCTTGAAGAACAGGCTACCTTGGTAGTTCAAGAACTTTTAAAAGAGCCAAAAGTTAGAGGTTGGATAATAGATCAAGCTGTAGAGGCTTATCCGCCTAAGAGTAAAGGTGCTTTTGCTCAAAGGTTGCTAGAGCAAAATAACTTAGAGTTACCTAGATCTGAAAAGACAGGTAAGTTTACTATTAACAAAGCAGCTTTACTAGGATTACCAGATTCTTCTATAAAGGATTTCTTAATAACAGGTGAGATAAATTACTTAAATAAAGATCAAATAGTAAGAACTAGCTTATCTCTTTGGAAAGAAGATAACAGTGGGCAGTTCTTTAATATTCAATCTAAAGATCAAATGGGTAAGATAGCTTTTGATGTAATGGGAGAGAAACCTATCTCTTCTACGACTAAAGGCAAGCCTCAATTTGACGAAGATATGATACAGTCTATTAAGGATAAGTATAGCTGGGCAAAGCATCTACGACTCTACAACAAACTAACTAAGATTAAGACTGCGTACGTAGATCGATTTTTAGATGCAGCAGAAGGAGATAGGTTCTACCCGTACTTTAAGCAAAACGGAACTGTATCAGGAAGGTATGGTTCAGATATGCAGCAACTACCTAAACCGTTAGAGCCAGGCCAAGACGAACAAATTATTATAGACTATGCTAATTTAGTTAGAGCATTTTTTATTGCTGACGAAGGTACTAAAATCCTAGATACTGACTATGCATCTCTAGAACCGAGAGTTTTTGCGACTGTAGCAGGAGATCAAGGATTGAAAGATATCTTTAATAACGATCTTGATTTTTATTCCCATATTGCTATTAAGACTGAAAAGCTGGAAGGTGTGAGTGCACATACAAAAGCACCTAATTTTCTTAAAAAAATAGATCCGGTCAAGAGACAAACCGCAAAAGGATATGCATTAGGTGTACCGTATGGTATGTCAGGTTATGCTTTAGCTATGTCGCTTGGTATCGATAGGAAGGAAGGAGAAAGACTTGTAGAAGGGTATCTTAGTGGATTTCCTGAACTAAGAAAGTGGAGAGAGGATTCTCGTAAATTTATAAAAGAGAATGGTTATATTAAGAATAAGGTAGGACGTGTTAGGCATTTACCTCGAGCAAAAGAGATTTATGCTGCACTGGGGGACAAGTTGATTGAAGATTGGAAATTTAGGAAAGAACTAGAAAGAGAGTACGGAGTAGAGAAAACAACCGCCCTATACCGTGATTATAAGAATGCGCTTAATAACTGTTTAAACTTTCAAATTCAAAGTTATTCAGCAAGTATAGTAAACCGTGCAGCTTTACAAAT